TCGTATTTAAATCCTAGTAAGTCAAGCCCCTCTGTGTATCCTCTCTCCCAATCTTTTCTAGAAGATTTATAATCCATGTAATTTTGCACCATCTCGTTACCGATTGGTTCTAAAACATCGTCTGGTAAAATATCTGCTAAGTTATCAAAGTGTGCTTCTGTGCCTGGCACATTGATTGTGCCTGGTTCAAAGTCTAATGTTACACCACCATCGTCTTCTGGTGTAACTTCAATTTTTGGATTTTCTTGTTCTTCTACTGCATCCTGAACAGCAACTTCTTGTAACTCCTCTTCTGAGGGTATATCAAGTTTTGTTTTTGTGTTCGGGAGTCCTTTGTCTATTTCTGCCATTTAATACTCCTATAGTTTCTTAACACGTTTCATTAGACCTTGCAACCCTTGTGAGTTGGGGCCTGCTGGTGGTGGAGGTCCTGAATCTACACCAGCTAATTTAGCAATACCACCGCCTGCTGCTGAAAATGGATCACTTAAATTAAAAGAAGATCTTCTTTGTTCTGCTCTTTCAGCCTCGTCTTTTGCTAAATCTATTTCTGCTTGTTTACTTTTTTCTAAATTATCTAGAAGAGATTCTTCTGTAGGAAACTGTTTTATAGCTTCATCAAATTTTTTTAATCCTATGTTTAATTTATCTTTACTTCTGACCCTTTGTCCTCTAGTTCCTTTTTGTTGTCGCTCTAATTCTATGAGTCTTTCATCTAAATCTAATAATTCTTGACCTTTACCATACTCAGGAAAATATTCTTTTAGTTCATCTCTTCTAAGTTTTTGATCTGCAAGTCCGAGAGACAAAGCACTTAGTGTTATATCTTTTCCACGTCTACCACTTGCATAATCAGATGCAACAAACGGAGCCACAAAGAGAGCCTCAATAGCAAGAGCTGCAGGTCCTAAAACATTTTTTAATACTCTTGCACCTTGAGATGTTTTTCTTATAGCTTGATAATTTGCTCTATCAGCTAGTGTTAAATTTTTTGGATTTGTTGTTTGTAGTTTGTTTATACCTCTTAGAGCACAACGTGTTAAATTCTGTCCCTCTGCTAGTTTAACACGGCCACCCATCATTTTACCTGGGCAACCTATTGCTGCTAGTTTTTTTACATTTTTTGTTTCAAATAAATTTAATATTTCTTTTGGGGCTTTCATAGATTTTAAAGTTTCTTGTATTTTTGGAAAAGTTCCTTTTGCTCTATCAACAGCAACTGGATTATCTTGTCCTAAATAACCAACGTTTGGCAACTTAACTCTAATGTTTTTTTCTTTCAATAAATTTTCTACATTTTTTACAGCTTCTTCATTTATACCTTTTGCAAAAAATTTACCCACTTGATTTTGTATAAATACTTGATTAAATTGACCTGGGGCTATATTTATATTTGTAGGAAACCTTAAACTTCTTCCTCCTTCTTTAACAGGTTTAATATCAAATATGTCAAATAACTTTCCTCTTCTTGCTAAATTTTCATAATAACTATCTGGTCTTACTTTAGAAAAAATATTTCCTGTATCTTTATCCATTCTTAAAGCTAAAAGTTGTTTAATATTTTTACCAAATTCTGTTGTATTAATTAATTCTGGTTTATTTTTAAAATATTTATTTATGGCTTTTTTACCAGCGTTAATTTTTTTAAAATCAGCATCATCTTGTTTACTTAAAAATTTACTTGCCTCATCTAAAGTTTTAGCTCTTTTTACATAAGAAGGATCTTGACCTTCTGGAACCGCTCTTACTTCCCCTGATCTAATACCTGCTAATCTACCTGCTTCTATTTTAGAAATACGTGGCGCATAATCAACACCTTCGGTTAAATATTTTTGTACAGTTGCTGATTTACCACCAACTGCTCTCATAATTTCTTGTTGAGACGGTAATCTGTTGTTTTCTTTTTTAAATTTTTCTACAAAATTTTTTAATTTTTCAGTTGCTTTTCTGGCTTTAGTTTCTGCAGCTTTGGGTGCTCTAAATATACTTCTATCTATGTTTTGAAAATTTTTTCTTGGTCTAAATGTTTTTGTTTTTTTATCATAAACCATTCCTTCTTTTTTAGGAACTTTTCTTCTATCTTTAAGGGCTTGAATTTGTTCCTCTGTCATCATTCTACCAGAGTACATTCTTCTAGAAGGTCCACCATTAGACATTGGATTACGTTTCTTAAAATCTTCAAACATTTGTCTGTCTAACGCTGATTGTGGTCTTTGTATTTTATCTGCTGTAGTTATTTCACCCTCATCGAATAGATCCATTAAGTCTTCTATTCGTTTTATGATATCGGTCATGTTATTCTCCTAACATTCCTGCAATACCACCTGACGCAAAATCTTGTTCTGGATCATAATCATATTCACCTTGTCTTGATGCCATAAAGTCAGCCTGCGCACCGTCTTTATTTTCAGTAATATTTCTTGCTCTTCTTCTTTTTTGAATTGAATCTAAAATTTCTTTTGTAGTTCCTTTGTCACCTGTTGCAAACAATCTTAATTTAGAAACATCTGAGTTTAGGTCTGCAATATTTTCTGTCACATTTTCTACATCCTCTACATCAAAATCATCTGGACCAACCATTCTAGATTCAGGCACACTTTCTACAGCAAAAAATTCATCTGCAGGTTTACTTGCTTCATCAGCAATTCCTGGTTTATAAACTAAATCAACAGGTGCCTCTCCCATGTTATCAGCAGAGTTATATTCAATTCTAATTTGTCCTGTATCTAAATCTCTATAAACATAAACATTATCTGCAAAAGTATCTTTATATCCCGTTGTGGGTTTTTCACCAATATCTATACGATGAACAATTTCTCTTTCTTTGGTTGCAAATCCTTTGGTAACATCTTCACCCTCTCTAATAACTTTGTTAACCACTGCATCAAACCAAACTGGTTTACCTTTGACTGCGGGTGTTTTAATAATTTCTTTTGCAACTTGTCTAGCTCCACCTTTACCAATTCCTAATATTCCTGTTTTAATTGCAGCAATACCTGCACCAGCTGCTCCCATAAGCTTTAAAAGTGCTCTACGTGTTTTATCTATTGATCCTGTCTTGTAACCAATACGACCGCCCTCTGCTTTTGGTTCTCCTGGTTCACCTCTTGGGTGTTTACCTGTTCTTTGTATTTCTAATATTTCATCAAATGTTTCATCGCCATATAATCTTACACCTAATTGTGCTTCTATAGTTTCGTATGATCTTCTAGCACCTGGTGACCCTAACGCGTCAACCATCTCTTTGCCTTTGCCCGGTCCTTTTGCTCTGTCGTATATTCTTCTAACTTTCTCGCCAAACTCTGGTGAGTCTTGAATCTGTCTACCACCCATAATACCTTTTGATACATCAATAGGGTCGCCTTTCATATCAACAACCTTGTTCATGTCTTTAAATCTTTGAACTGCTTCTTGTTGAATTTTAATTAACTCTAAACCATCTGGGTTTCTACCTTTGACTGATCTAAAACCATTCGTTAGTTGACGAATTATTTCAGCTACACTCATTCCAAATCTTATTGCCATTAGTAATAGTTCCTTTTAATTTTTTCGACTTTTTCGTCGATGTAGTCTTCAGGGTGTCCGATCAGACCGCCCTGTCTGAATCGCATAATCGCTTGAGTTGTACTATCAACCAAGTCGTCATGATCACCGTAAGGAAATGCAGCACACTCTTCAATGACTTCTTCTGCAAATTTCTGCTCAGGCGCATATATCATACCAGATTCAAATAAAGGTGCAACCGCATTCACACGGGCATGCTTGTCGTTGCCTTTGCTGGGTGTAAAGTTTACAACAGGTATATCCATCTTTCTCAGTTCGTATGTAAGAGGTAGACCTGATGCTTTTGCCTCTACAATCACAGATTCTGGCTGCCAGTATTTATATTGATCTAATGCTAGTCTTCGTAGTTCTGGAAACTCGTACCTACCTTTGATAGCATCTAACAATATTAAACAGGCTCCACTATCTTCACTAGGATAAAATATACCCCATGTAGTAATGGCTGAGTAGTCTGCTGTTTCTTTTTTCAAGAAAGCTGTGTCGTAAGATTGTATTACGTGATGTAGTTGTGGTATCTCCTCATCAGTATATTTCATCCACCATTCACGTTTTAATATTGCACCTTCCTCACTAGTTGGTTGTTGCATCCA